AACATCCGAAGAAGTATCAGCTCCTACAAGACAGGAAAGTATTCGATCCGAAGATGACAAAATTCTTGCAAGGATTAAATCAGCGTTTCGATTCTAATAAAAAGCACCCCTGGGGTGCTTTTTTAATGCCAGTTACCTTTTACACAATGAAGTAATTCATGTCCTAAGATATGCATGGATGTTCTTTTTGGGGTAATGATAGTACATTGTGTTTTATTATCGTTCCAAAAAGCACAACTGTTTACAGTGTAGCCAAATCCGCTAAATCCTCTATTGCGACTTTCTTGTTCGCATAACTTTTGAACATCGTCTGTAGCAATAACTTTAATTTGAATATCGTGTGTGCCGCTGATATCAAACTTCTTTGAAGGATTATCCCAATCATGAAATGTTTGAGAATGGGCCACATTAGTAAGTAGGGCAGTAATCAAAATAAGTTTTTTCATGTTTTTATTATAGTAGTATTAGTCCATTTAGTCAATCCGTTTGGCTAACAATAATAAAACTGTTGTTGACTTACAACGCTAACTAATGTATAATTACATTTTAAGGAGACACTAATGTCAACACGCATGTACGGGCCAGAAGAAAAAGCCAAATTAGAGCGTTTAATTAACGAAGGCTCTACTGTACTTCGAGAAATTGAAGATTTAAAAGAAGGTCTTAAAGAAACTGTTAACGCAGTTGCTGAAGAACTCGAAATTAAACCAAGTATTATTAATAAAGCCATTACTATTGCACATAAAGATAGTTGGAAAGAACAAGAACAAGCATGGAATGATATTGAGATGATTCTCGGTGTTACTGGCAGATTGCCGGATGATCAATGATTGACACAATTTTTGCACCAACAATACAGTGGATAAAGGATGATTTTAAATCAAACCGAGTTCGCTTTATTGTTGAGCTCATTGCTTGGGCTATCAGTATTGGCTGTTCAATTACTATGGCACTTACCGTACCTACGCCTCCGTTACTCACTCTTTACCCTATTTGGATTACTGGCTGTGCTATGTATGCTTGGGCTGCTTGGACTCGTAAGAGTTTTGGCATGTTGGCTAACTACATCTTGTTAACCGCAATCGATACAGTTGGTCTTGTTAGAATGATAATTAATTAAATATAACATAGAAGGCAGGCGTGGCCACAATCCGCAAAGCAGGTATTTGCAAGCCGTAAATTGCATAGGAGAACTAACTTGTACGTAGACGCATATTTCGATAGAAATACAGATATTGTTCGAGTAGTAGAAAGAAACAAAGACGGTAAAAGAGAATTTAAAGAATTCCCTGTACGTTACACTTTCTATTACGAAGATTCCAGAGGTAAATTTCAATCAATTTACGGAAAACCTCTAAGTCGCATTGTCTGTAAAAACACCAAAGACTTCCACAAAGAAGTTAAAATTAACAGTGGGAAACAGCTTTATGAAGCTGACATTAATCCCGTAGTCGCTTGTCTTAGCGAAAACTATATTAACCAAGATGCACCCAAGCTCAATGTAGCGTTTTGGGATATTGAGGTGGACTTTGATCCAGAGCGTGGCTATGCTTCTCCGGAAGACGCATTTATGCCAATTACTGCGATTGCTGTTTACCTACAATGGATGCAGACTATGGTCTGCCTTGCTATTCCTCCCAAAGGAATGAGCATAGAACAAGCACAGGAACAGGTTAAAGACTTCCCTAACACACATATTTTCGATAACGAAGCAGACATGCTGGATACATTCTTAAATCTTATTCAAGATGCGGATGTACTTAGTGGCTGGAACAGTGAAGGCTTTGATATGCCATATACTGTTAATCGTATTACTAAGGTACTAAGCAAAGACGACACACGTAGACTTTGCTTGTGGGATCACTATCCTAAAAAACGTGAGTATGAAAAGTATGGAAAGAAAGCTACTACTTATGACCTGGTTGGTCGTGTTCATTTGGACAGTCTCGAGTTGTACCGCAAATACACCTATGAAGAACGACACACTTATCGACTGGATGCAATTGGAGAAATGGAAATAGGTGAATCTAAGACTGTTTACGAAGGCACACTTGATCAATTATACAACAATGATTTTCGTAAGTTTGTTGAATATAATAGGCAAGACTGTGCATTGTTAAACAAACTTGATAACAAACTTAAATTCCTTGACCTTGCTAACACACTGGCTCACGAATGTACAGTATTAATTACTACAACTATGGGAGCTGTTGCTGTAACTGAACAGGCTATCATTAACGAAAGTCATCGTAGGGGTTTTCAAGTACCTAATCGTGTTAAAAAAGATGATAGTCAAGAAGAGGATGCAGGAGCCGCTGGTGCGTATGTTGCTTATCCTAAAGAAGGTATTCACGAGTGGATTGGGTCATTAGACATTAACAGTTTGTATCCCAGTGCAATTCGTGCGTTAAATATGGGTCCGGAAACAATTGTAGGACAACTACGTCAAACAATGACTGAGGATTATATTGCAGGACAAGTATCAAAAGGCAAGAGTTTTGCCTCTGCGTGGGAAGGCATGTTTGGCAGTATTGAGTATACTGCCACTATGAATAAAGAAATTGGTACAGAAATTACCATTGACTGGGAAAGTGGTGACAAAGACGTACTTAGTGCTGCCGAAGTCTACAAGTTAATCTTTGAAAGTCATCAAAGTTTAATGCTTAGTGCTAATGGCACTATCTTTACATATGAAAAAGAAGGTATCATTCCTGGCCTATTAAAGCGTTGGTATGCCGAACGTAAAGAAATGCAGGCCAAACTCAAAGACTGTATTAAAGCAGGTAACAAGATTGAAGAAGAATACTGGGACAAACGACAGTTAGTTAAGAAGATTAACCTAAATAGCTTGTATGGTGCTATTCTTAATCCGCATTGCCGCTTCTTTGACAAGCGTATTGGACAAAGTACAACACTAACTGGTCGTGCTATTGCTCGTCATATGGCTGGCAAAGTCAACGAAATCATTACTGGAGAAAACAACCATGTTGGAAAATCTATTATCTACGGTGATACTGATAGCTGTTATTTTTCTGCTTATAAGACGCTTAAGAAAGATATCGACTCGGGATCGTTACCGTGGTCAAAAGAAACTGTAGTTACCCTATACGACCAAATTGGTGAAGAAGTCAATAATACATTCCCGCAATTTATGCAAGACGGATTTCATTGTCCCAAGTCACGTGGCGAAGTTATCAAAGCAGGTCGTGAGATTGTTGCAAGTAAAGGCCTGTTTATTACTAAGAAACGTTATGCTGTGCTTTATTATGATAAAGAAGGCAAAAGGCTTGATGTAGACGGAAAGCCAGGTAAAATTAAAGCCATGGGCTTGGATCTAAAGCGTAGTGATACGCCGGAATTTATTCAAAACTTCTTAAGTGATGTTTTAGAAAAAGTATTAACAGGCAGTGAGGAATCAGACGTATTAGACTTTATAACAAATTTTAGAACTGATTTCAAAGTGCGTCCGGGTTGGGAAAAAGGTAGCCCTAAACGTGCTAACAATATTTCAGCATATCGCGGCAAAGAAGAAAAAGCAGGCAAGACTAACATGCCCGGACACGTTCGTGCAAGTCTTAACTGGAATACTCTAAAGCGTATGTTTGATGACAAGTATTCGATGAGTGTTACTGACGGTGCTAAAGTTATTGTCTGTAAACTCAAAGATAATCCCATGGGATTTACCAGTGTGGCTTATCCAGTAGATGAACTTAGACTACCCCAATGGTTCAAGGATTTGCCATTTAATCACGAAGAAATGGAAGCAACTATTATTGATAATAAGTTGGAAAATTTAATTGGTGTCCTAAACTGGGACATCAGGTCAACCGAACAGACAAATACTTTCAACAAATTATTTGACTTCTAACCTAAATACCTATATACTAACACAAAGGAATCATTATGAAAGACATTTTACAAGACATCGTAACACATACTCACGCATTAGGCTTTTTGCCTATTGTTAAAATCACAGGCACGGAAAAAGATACAACTATCGAATCTATGGCTGAAGACCGTTCAGTTATTTTAACTGCTAAGACGCACAAAGTAGTAGACGAGTTTGAAGGCACATTTGGTATGCCTAACTTAGATAAACTTAACATCCACTTAAAGTGTCCAGAATACAAAGACGATGCTAAGATTGAAGTTATTCGTCAACAACGTAACGGTGTAGACATTCCTACAACTATACACTTTGAAAATGCAGGTGGCGACTTTAGTAATGACTATCGCTTTATGAGCACAGAAATTATTAATGAAAAACTAAAAAGTGCTAAGTTCAAAGGGGCTGCATGGGACATTGAATTTGAACCTGCTGTTACCAGTATTCAGAAATTGAAATTTCAAAGCCAAGCGCACAGTGAAGAATCGGTATTTCAGGTTAGCACAGACAGTGGTAACTTGATTTTTAGCTTCGGTGATGCAAGTACACACGCTGGTAGTTTTGTATTCCAGAATGCCGCTGGTGGGAAACTAAAAAGCACATGGTCATGGCCAGTTACACAAGTTATGCAAATTTTAAATTTGTCAGGCGACAAGACTATGCGTATTAGTGATCAAGGCGCTATGCAAATTACTGTAGATAGCGGAATGACAGAATATAACTATATCTTGCCAGCACAAAGCAAATAATGAATAGTGTACAGATATTATCTGCATGTTTGGCATTCTTAGTCCTATGTGGCGCTGTATATCGTCACATAGGATTTGATAAGATAAAAGAATGTTATGGCATGTGGTTTACAAAGGAATACTGGACTGATTACAATGCTGTAGAGTTTGCCAGTTGGGCGGCTAAGGCCTGTATCATTATTCCTGGCTTAATATTTGGAATACAAATTTGGTGGTTATATTTCTTTACATTAGCAACAAGCCTAACACTCATATGGGCCAGTGAAAAGAAACTATTACCTACATTAGTAGGATTTAACACTATATGGGCATGGATTAGCTGTATGGTATTGGCACAACATTTAATATGAATAAAAACTTAACAGCAACACAAAACGATTACGCATACTTCTTGCCGGCGACTTCGGGATTCTATAGCACATTTATCGGAAAACAACGTTACGGAAATTACGTAGATCCGGCACGTATTCCTACAAGTTTTAAGAATGGTGTTGAAAGTCTCAATTACCTCGAACCAGATAAAGGTGCGTTTTATTACGATCATTGTTTGTATTCAGCAGGACATGCTAATCTTGATTTAAACAAACAAGATGACAGTGAGGACATGTTTCGAAATCGTAATAGAGCAACATCTTGGGTCTTAGGTGACTCGGGTGGATTCCAGATTGGTAAAGGTGTTTGGCCAGCTGACTGGAAAGATCCTAACTGTCCAAAAGCGCAAAAGAAACGTGAACAAGTATTAACTTGGATGGACACGCTAATGGACTATGGTATGGTGCTGGATATTCCAGCATGGGTTGCTCGTAGCCCAGCAGGTCGTGCCGCAACAGGTATTACCACTTACGCAGAAGCAGTACAAGGTACATATATCAATAACGATTGGTTTATTAACAATCGTAACGGAAACTGTAAATTCCTAAACGTTCTGCAAGGCGAAAATCATCCAGATGCCGATGATTGGTATGACCGTATGAAAAAATACTGCGATACTAAGATCTACGGAGACCGAGCTTTCAACGGCTGGTCTATGGGCGGACAAAATATGTGCGATGTACACTTGGTGCTTAGACGCCTTGTGGAATTACGATATGATGGATTGTTAGAAAAAGGACATCAAGATTGGATGCACTTCTTGGGCACCTCTAAGTTAGAGTGGGCAACTTTATTAACTGATATTCAACGATCTGTAAGAAAGTATCATAATGCAAACTTTACTATATCTTTTGACTGTGCCTCACCGTTTTTGGCAACAGCAAACGGACAAATCTACATCCAAACAGAAACAGAAGATCGTAAAAAATGGGTCTACAGAATGGTGCCATCTGCTGATGACAAAAAATACGCACTTGATACAAGACTATTCCAAGACGCAGTAGTACAAGACGGTATCTTTAAGAACTTTGAAACCAGTCCTTTAATGGACGGTGTGTTGATGAAAGACATTTGCATATACGGTGCAGGTACTGTCAAACCAGGTGTTACAAATCCTGATCCGTATAATCCTGCCGATTGGATTGTAATGCCAGATGTTAACAAATTGGGCAAGGTTAGTAATCGAACAAGCTGGGATTCATTTAGCTATGCTATTCAAATGGGTCACAATGTTTGGAGTCACATTAATGCTGTACAAGAAGCCAATCGTCAATACGATGCTGGTATCATTCCCAGCATGTTAGTTCAAGAAAAGTTCAATCGAATCTACTTTAAGGATGTAGTTGATAGTATTTTTTCTGCTAACGACAAAGGTTCGGCATTGGCTATTGTAGAAGATTATCGTAGATATTTTGATACTATTATTGGCACAAGAGGCAACACTGGTAAAAAGATGACCAATGCATCAGCTAATTTTACCAATCTGTTTGACATAGTAGAAGAAGATACTGTACAATTAGAACACGCTGAAGAATTCAGCGAAGAAGAAGCTATTAAACTTGATCAACTTGAAGCAGAAGTTAAATGACATTACCCGACGAACGGTATCGTGCAGTAGTACAGACTCAAAAGTTTTTATTAGAAATTCTATCTACTCCTCGAGTTCCAAAAGCAATTAAAGACAGCGCAAGATATTGCCTGCGTCATTATCCCAGTGAATGGGATATGAAAGCAGTAAGCGAATTAGCACCACATGTATTTCAAGAACGTATGGAAGATGTAACTCGAATGTTTAAACTTTACGAGGAAAAGAAAAATGAAGCGTGATTATACAGATGGCGTTAAAGAAGACATTACCTTCTTTGTAGGCACAGAAGTAGAACATACTCCTGCTTTTGGTATGCGTACTCTGTTTGTTACAGGTGTTCAGCCTATCCAAGAAATTCAAGACTGGTTAGATGACTTTAACAGTTATGAAGATAAGTCAAAGCACATTGGTCATATCTTCTTTGGTGCTAATCACAGTTTTCGCCCAGCAGGTTACGACGAATGGAAAAGTTGGGAATCTCTAATACAGCATTTTCTCGACGCAGGCTATAAATGCAGTCTTGATATTCCCATTAGTCACGCAGAAGAATTTCTTGAAAGCGGATTAAACGAGAGTAATAATTTTATTCCGCAAATCCGAATTCCATTGCCCTATATTACCTTATGGAATTATAATACAATGATTAAAATCGATGACAAAGATTTTAATGCAACCAATCCCGGTGTGTGGTCCCACAGTCTACACACACTAATGGATCGTAGTAAGTTTACAGACTGGAATCAATACAAAAACGACGAAATTGTAAAATGATTATTAAACAAGATATTAGACCTAATAAAATGATCTGGGTCACGTTCCGCAAAGAAGGTATGCATCGTTACCCGGCGGCAGCAACTGATCCTAATTTATGTACCGCAGGAGAATATGATGTGTCATTCTTAGCTAATGCACACAGACATATTTTTCACTTTAAAGTATGGATCGGTGTTACACACAACGATCGCGACATTGAGTTTATCCAGTTTAAACGCTGGTGCGAAAGTCTTTACAGTAAAGACATTTTAGAACTCGATTTCAAAAGTTGCGAAATGATGAGCGACGACTTATACGCTCAGATTTCACAAAGGTATCCAGATCGTGAGGTTTGGATTGAGGTCTCCGAAGACGGAGAAAATGGTTCATTTATTAAGTACTAAGGAAAGCTATTATGGCTAAGAATAATTACAAAGACGTTAACTACTTTGAAAACCGCCCTGACATTGTTAAAATCTTTGACGACTTAGAGAAATTTCAAGATTTTTGTCGTTTTGAGATGTGCGACTTTAACGAAGCTAATCTCTACAATAGGAATAGTCAAATTTGGAACAACTACTATTACAGTACTCGTCCTAAGAAGCCATGGAATGGCGATCGTAAGCCTCGCGGTGAATTTAATCGCGGTGGCAACAACGGCAATAACTTCCGTCAGCGCAATGACAGTTTTTCTCATTGATCTCGAAGCGGTAGACACAAGGTACACAGGTCAGTGGAAGACTCATGTACCTGAACTCTTACAAAAGGCAGGACACAATGTTCAAATTATCTCTGGCCCTACGGATATTCCTAATGCCACTACTCCTGGTGCTTTCCTTAATTTTGGTGGTACCAACATATATAAGTCAGCACAGGTGGAGCAAATGGGTCGCCTATTTTGTGACGGAGCCATTCGCCCCGGCGATCACTTTCTGTTTACTGATGCTTGGCACCCGGGTATTATCAACTTAAAATACATGAGCGAGTTACTGGGTATTCCGGTAACCACACATGGTTTATGGCATGCTGGCAGTTATGATCCTCAAGACTTCTTAGGACGTCTTGTGGGTAAGAAGAAGTGGGTCAGGCATGCTGAAAAAAGTTTCTTTTACGCATTTGATCACAACTACTTTGCCACAGACTTTCATATTAGAATGCTTGTAGATAATCTATTAGAAGATGGTTATAAGAGTGAGAATCCGTGGTATGAGTTAGATTTTGAAGATTATCTATCCAGTGGTAAGATTGTACGCACAGGCTGGCCCATGGAATATATGCAGGATACTCTTGCACCTTATAAAGGCATGAAGAAACGAGATTTAATCTTGTTTCCGCACCGTATTGCTCCAGAGAAGCAAGTTGAGATCTTTAGAGACTTAGCTAAACATTTGCCGCAATACGAGTTTGTTGTTTGTCAAGATAAACAACTTACTAAGCACGAGTATCATACATTATTAGGTGAATCTAAATTAGTGTTTAGTGCTAACTTACAAGAAACATTAGGCATCAGCTGTTATGAAGGTGCTGTGGTAGATGCTATCCCCATGGTTCCGTATAGACTGTCATATACAGAGATGTATTTTGACATGTTCAAATACGAAAGTAAGTGGACAGAGAGTTGGGAGGCATATAACGTATATCGTCCTGACGTATGCCGTGCTATCATGACACACATGGATTACTACTATAATAAATTACCTCAAATACAACAACAAGCTCAGTCATTAACGGATAATTTTTTTAGCGCACCAGAGTTATTGAGAAATATTAAATGAGCGATAAATCAAAACGTGAAGTTATAGATGATATACTACAAGACAGTGTGACAACCTTTGGAGCGTCGGGTAGTGATGTCTGTACTATAATCATTGATCCTAACAGTTATAATTTTACATCCTCAACTCTTACCTATAGCGATAACATAACAATCACATCTCAGCCATATAATTCCATGCACTCAACAGTAACGATTCCAACAACTTATACAATAGGTACTGATAGCACCGGATTTAATGATATACATTGGGGTCAGCAGGAAGAATGGGTTAATAGTTTCCCAGACTGGCATCGTGTAGAAAATATGTGTAAAAAGTATCCAGGGTTAGAAATAGCATTGAGAAATTTTCGAACTGTATATACACTTGTGAAAGACGATTATGATAATCCAAAAACTAAAAAATAAATTTTTTTCTTTCTTAGAAAATCATGATCGTAAAAGAATTATTATGGATAGAGTTAGCAAAGAGCCTTTGCTTACACGTTATTACATCTTTCTTAAAGACCGAACAAAGTTTCCATTTAATGTGTTCATTCATAAATTTCATAAGTCAGACCCTGATGATGTGCATGATCATCCATGGCCTTATGCTACTCTAATTTTAAAAGGTGGCTACTACGAATGGATTCCTCAGTTTGACAAAGACGGTAAGAAGTTTGGAGAAATAGCACATTGGAGAGGTCCTGGACATTTTCGATTATGCAGTGCCAACAGTTATCATCGCATTGAGCTCGATCCTGACGTGACTGCTTGGACATTGTTTATGCCCGGACCGCAAAAGAGAGAATGGGGATTTCTCGTAAAGAACAAATGGATACCCAATGACAAATACCTCGAAGAACGTCGTCAGTAATGGATTAGT